CGAGGTCGCCGGCCAGAACCGTGCCTCAGGCTGGTCGTTCGGATACAGGCGCGAGTTAGTCTCCGTTACAGGGTCAAAAGCCCTAGTTCGAGCATTCAGCCTGCAGCCTATCCGCCTCTCCCAACACTCTATCAGAGCCATGATGCATGACCGCTCACACCCCATTCATGCCATCTCCGTTAAGGGTAGAGCCGCAGCTGATCGAAGGCGCCAACCGGAGCCAGCGGCTGATTGGCGGACACCACGTCACCGGTCTTCCAGGACGCGGCGTGGAGCGACCGATCCGAAGCCGACTGGGAAACCCCGAAAGTGACGATGTCGCCGGCGATCCGCGCGAGGGTTAGCCCGACCCGGTTGCCAAGATGGTCCTCGAGGTAGTAGAGGCCGACAGCCGGGTTGTAGCCGAGGCTGAGGACGCCAGAGCCCCCGGACCAGACCACGTACATCTGCGGCTCTTCCAGCAGTTCATCGAAGCGAAGATCGAACGTCGCCGAAAACTCCGCCGGCACGCTCAGGGGCCAGGCGACCTGAGTGGTGTCACGAACCTCGAGTCCTTTGGCGAAGCGGGCATCTCCGTAACCGAGCCCCAGCGTTTTCGACGCTGCGGTTCCGTTGATCCCGCCCGTTTGCTCATCGAGCGCGAAACCCTCGACGAGGTCGTTCGCGGGCGGCTGCTCGAGGGCGATCACGGTCCGCAGTTCAGCCCCATCGGCATCGCCCACCGGCAGCCACGGCGCATTCGCCTGGACCGCGTCCCACGCAAAGGTCGCATCGGACCAGGCCGGCGGGTCGGCCGGGATGGCGACGATGCCGGATGCCAGCCAATTGCGCGCCCGGAAAGTCTTGGCGAGATCGGCCTTGAAATAGTGTGCGCCGTTGGGCGCATTCACACCGCCGCTGCGCGCCAATGCCAGGAGCCCGTCGGTCACGATCTCCAGGTCGTGGCTGACACCGGGCCAGCCGAGCGCCTTGCGGTCGCTCAGCACGATGACGTTGCGATCGGACAGCGGCGCCAGACGCGTCGTGGCGAAGGCGGCGGTCTGGCTGTAGAGCCCGGCGGCCGAAACCGCCTTGCACCGGAAGGTCTCGTCGGCGGGCGTCTGAACCGGCCAGAGCGCCACCAGATGGTCCCCGGCGGACCGGCCGACGAACCGGCCTTGCCCCCAGCTCTCGCCCGCGCGGATCTCGTATTCGACACCGGCGATCGGCAGCGAGGTCCACGAGAAGCGGACATGCTCCCCCTGAGGGACGGCGTCGAAGCCGGCAACGTCGGCGGGCGGAACGACGGACGCAACCACGCTGACGGCGCTGACGCTTCGGAGCCCCAGTTCGTCGACGGCGCGAATGTGGAACCGATGATCTTCGGCATCGGCCAATGCCACGAACAGGGACGTGCCGCGGTGCCGAGTGGTCACCACGGTGCCGACATCCCAGGACTCGCCGTCCCGGATCTCGTAGCCGACCACGTCGAGTTCGCTGACGGGATCCCAGGAAAGCTGGACGCCATCGGCCCGACGCGTCGCCTGGAAGTTGACCACGTCGGAGGGCTGCGTGGTCTTGCCCACCACAACGTGGCCGAGAACCTCCGTCCACTCGGAGGCCAGGCCTGCCCGGCTTACGGCCCGCAACCGGACGTCGTAGGCGACACCGTCCTCGACCGGCTGAACCGCGATCTCCCCAGAGGCAACCGGTGCCGGAGGCAAGACCCGCCATTGCTCGCCGCTTCCGGCAAGTCGGTAGTGGGCATGAATGTATTCTGCCGGATCGTTCAATCCCGAGGTCTGGACCACGCGGACCAGAATGCGCGACTGAGCGCGGCCATCCGCGCCGATGACGAGGACACTTTCGTCGGACACCACCTCGTCCACAACAGGCGGCGCCGGCGTCTGGCGCTCGACCAGCGGCGGCAGCGTCATCAGCGAGTCGAACTCGGGTATGGGGCCGGTATCCGCCTGGTGAACCTCCGGCGCCGCGTCCACCAGCGTCAGCGTGGCGCGAAAGTCACCTGAGTGGCGGATCGCCTTGACGATCAGGTCGGCGCTCTCTCGTGCCGCCTCGCCGAAGAGCGCGAGGTCCCCCGCTTCCGGCGATGCCATCCCCGACACGGGTTGGAGAAATGCAATGACATCGGTCTCACCCGTCTGCGTGACGACACTCGCGACGCTGCTGACGCCGTCGGCGTGCCGGAAGCGGACGGCATAGGTCTTGCCCACCTCCATGGCGACCACGTCATCGAGCGTGACCGAGATCGCATCGCCATTGGCGTCGAAGGCAACGTTCTTGACCCGCCCCCAGCCGCCGCCCCAGAGCGGCACATCGTGGCTGACCTTGACCAGATCGCCAGCCGTACAGACCAGGTGGTCGATGTCGACGGAGGTCTCGTAGGTTTCGGGACGCAGCTTGCCGACCGCCAGATGATAGCGCCCGTGTTTCCAGGCGAGATCGGCGCTGGTGCAGCCGAAGAGTTCCAGGGTCTCGAACCGGCTCGCATTCGTCTCATGAAAGCCGTCGGCGTAGACGATCACCTCGTCCTGCTGCCAGTCTCTGTCCGGATTGACGAAGCGGCACTTGAGGCCATGCGGGATCTGGGTAAAGGCCTTGATGCCCCGGAACCCCATGGTGTTGCGCGGCGTAAAGTGCTGGATCGGGACGCTCTGCTCGACATCGCGAACGATCGAGAACTTGCCGTCCCGCATGCCGAATCCGGCCCGGCCCGCAGCGGCTGTGTCGCGCAGCAGTTCGAACACGGTGGTGGGGTAGTCGATCACCGCGTCGAAGGTGAACGCCGGCGTCGCGTCGGCCCAGGCCTTGAAAGCCCCGAGATCGAGCCGCTCGTCGGCCACCGGACGCCTGTTGGCCGCGCCGCGCAGCACATCGAGATAGGCCCAGGCCGGATGGCGTGTCGCCTGTTCGGCCCACTCGGCGCCATCCCACACGGGCAAGAGGGCCTGCGTCACCGCGGAGAACTGATTGACGATGCCGTTCAGCTGGTCGGTCGCCTTGATACGCATGGCGACGAGGCAACGGCCGGTCGCCTTTACCGGGGCTTTACGCTGAACCGTGCGGATCGCCGAGACGAAGCTGTCGTCGCGGATGCGGGTCGAGGTGTTGTCGGCGGTCAGCCTGGTGAAACGAACCTCGTAGCGGCCGCTGGCAGGCGTTACGATGCGCACGCCCCTGCGCACGACCTGCTCGGTCGCTGCCGTATAGGTCGCGGTGGCATGCTCGGTCCATGGATCGGACGATCCGGCGAGCCGGTATTCGACCTTGATATCGACGGAGCGGTCCTGACGGTTGCCGCTGTCGTCGAAGCGGACCAGGCCGCGGAAGGTGATATCGGCGATGATCTCGTCAGCGCCATCGCGGGTCTCCAGGACCTCCGGCCCGCCGTCGCTGGTGACCTTCAGCGAGTACTGATCCTCGCGAATGGTGTCGGTGTAGAGCGTGATCGGCGCGTCGGACGCATAACCCTGCCGGATCTCGGTCTCCACGCCCTCGAACTGGACCAGCGGGATCGCGCCAATACGCAAATCCGACAGTTCCAGGGGCCCGTAGCCGAAGTCGAACAGCATGCGCAGATATTGAGCGTCACCCTCGACCTCGGTGTGTGGATGGGCCGCCAGGGTCGGAAACACCCGGTGGCGGCCGTAAACGCGCGGCACCGAACCGTAGCGGTTGGCGCGGTTCTGTGTGCCGGTGATCGCGAGCGTCGGGCTGGTGCGGCTCTGCGGGCCACCGATCGAAAGCTCGGCGAGTTTTGGCCGGGGCGGCGGTGCGATGGCATTGACGATCAGGTTGCCGACCAGCGTGATCGCCGCACCGCCGATGGCGGAGGCCAGGTTGATGGTCTGGCCGAAGATCACCGCCTCGGTCGGCAGCCCCATGGCCGCGCCGACGGCCGGTCCCAGCACGAAGGCGGCGGCCACCACGGCAATGGTCAGGATGGTACGGAGCGGGTTCTTGCCGCCTCCGCCACCCTTGCCCGGCGCGACACGCAGGGTGACCACGGCACCGGCCTTCGGCCTGACGCGCGCCCATCGGTCCCGAGGCACAATGACGGGGTCGGCGATCATCGCAGCGTCGGTGATCCAGACATGGGCATGGGCCACGAGAATGGGATCGAGGCCGAGCGAATCCATGATGTCGGCGATGGAACCGCCTACTGGGACAGCGCGATCGATCCGCTCGGCGGAAAACGGGCGCGGGCAGGCGATCAGCCGCAGAGCGTTTCCGTCAACCGTCATGACGATAGAGTTCCAGGACACGCCGGCGCCACTTGGCGCCGTCATAAGGTTCAAGACAGGCGTCGATGCCGTCCTCGATGTGGAGCATCCAGCCGGCGGCGACGACCACGCCCACATGCATGGGCTGGTTCATGAGGCGCATGAGCACCACGTCGCCGGCTTGTTCCTGGCCGGGGACGATCTCGCGCCACGGCCCCATCTCGCCCCGGATCAGGCGGCCGATATCCTCGGCGTCCTCGACGGAGGCGTAACCGCCGGCGTAGGACGGCAGCCGCGTACCGAATTGATCGGCGAGCACGAGCCGGACGAGGCCCCAGCAATCGACACCGTCCCGGTCGCGGCCATGCGCCTTGAACGGCAGGCCGACATAGGCATTCACCCAATCGGGCAGCATCAGAACAGGCCCGGATATTCGCTCGGCACATAGCTGTGCCCCGGAAACGGCTCGTTGAGCACATCCTCGAAGGCGAGCTCGCCGGTGACGGTGAGCGCATCGTACTCGGCCGACACCAGGGTCATATTGAACGGCCCCGCCTCCACCGTATCGGGCGAAGCGGCCATCACCACTTCAAGGCCGACCGACAGCGGCGAGGAGATCGCCCGCAGGTTCTTGACGATCTCCCGGTCGACGTTGTCGATACGGAGCGTGACCCGGGCGACGCTTTCCGGGTCCTCATCGGGAAGCGCGATCTCGAAAGGATAGGCGATGAAGGTATCGCCGCGACTGACCACATCTTCCGTGTTGTTGACCACGCGGATGGGCACAGCGAGGTCCTCGTGGTCAAGCGTCAGCAACAGAAGAAAGACCTCCTCGGTTTCCTGCGCGTTTACCGCCTGGCGCGCGGCCTGGGATAATGTTCGGCTCATGGCAAGATCTCCAGGCGCAGGGACGCGTGCCACAGCGTGCCCCTTGCCACGGGCGTGTAGCTGGGCGGCTCGACAAACCGGAACGTCACGGCCGTGCCGTCTCTCGGGTGCTTCCAGTCGAACGGAAGCGCACCGCCGGCGATGGTCGCTTCGAAAAACGTATCCAACAGATCGACCTGGGCTGGCGTCAGACGCACCTGGCACTCGATGTTCCGAATTCCCGCCGTGAAGCGCCGGCGCACCTTGGGCGGGCCCGCTTCCATCTGGGAGCGGAGCAACGTGTTCGGCGCTTGCTCGCTGAACCCCTGTGCCAGCGGTTCCTGCGGC